CTCAATTACTTCATCCATAAATTCTGTTTTACGTGTTCTTACTTGTATTGTTTGTGTTGCTTCATATACTTGTTGAATCATCGCTCTGAATTCTCTTTTTTCTGAACCTTCTGGGTTACCAGCAACAAAGCTTGCAATTGCTCTATTTACATACCCAACACTTATTTGTAAATATGTTTCTGATTTGTTTTCACATCTTCTTAAAAATTCACTTGTGTTTACACCAATAATACATTTATTTAATTTTAACATTAAACCACTCATTACTGCCATTTCATTCCATAACTTTGCATATGTAATATTTACTACTGATAATCTACCATCATCACCTAGTACTTCTAGATTTGTTAACCATTTATCAATTTCATCTTTTTCTTTATATTTATCTTTATTATCTAAGAGATCGTTTGAAGCTTTTATGTACTTATTCTGTTCATAATTTTGATTTTGTAATTTGCTAATATATACATTTAAATTATAGTTGATTAAAATACAATAATATATATTCATAATACTATTAATTAATGTCGTTGATCTTTCACCACTAAACAATCTACCTTTATGTTCGTATAAAACGTTGTTATTTGATAACACTCTAATCAACATTTTACTACATGCTATTTCCATCCATTTACAGCATAGCAAATATTCGTCTTTACATTCACCAATGAAGTCATTTTCTTGTACTACTTCACTTAGTGCTATCCATACGTTTTTTTTGTGTTCCTCTAAATGTTGATCATTAAACTCTGAAAAATCAAAACAATTATATATACTGCTATTTGTTGTTCTGTTAGTCTTATAATTATTTAAAAAAGTTTTTCCCTCATCTAAAATTAATGTTACTCCCATGGTATTCATGCTTTGTTCTAACCATTTTGTTGTTACTGAATTTATAATGTAATGTTCTGATGTTACTGAATAAATATATCTTAATTTACCATTTTCTTTCTTTTTCATAATCATGTCACATAATGTAGCTGGAATATCAAAAATTGAGTTAAAATACCATTTATCATTTTCAGTGTTAAAACCTGTTTTTTTTGTGCTTCTTTTAGGTTCAAAATTAGGATCAAAACCT